TGAAGCAAATCTATAAGAAGGCGTTGCTGCACTTCCTACTGCTAGGTAGACAAGCCTATCTGAACCATCAGTATTACAAAATATAAGCTGTTTTATAACCCAAGTTTTACCCGAGCCAACTGCAGATCCAACGGCAGCATTAGATGCGGTAAGAGCTACTGGTCCTATTAATCTTTTTTCTACTCTATCCCCTGAGGCCATTTTATGCTCCTATGTCCATGGTAATTATAGCACTAAATTTAGAGCTATTCATTGGATCTGTAACTGCCGTGGTATTAACCCAGTTAGTTCCATTGTAAGCTAATACTTGATCTGTCGCTGCAGAAGTTATAACAACATCTGTTAGGTCGTCTATTCCGCCAATTTGAGTTCCGGTAATTGCGGCATAGACGAGTACCCTTATTGAATTAGTTGTTGGAATAACACTAAAATCTAAAGTTAAAGTATTGGTAGTTGTTGCTTCCCAGCGAACTTCCATATCTTCATAAGGAGAAGCTGCATTTCTAATGGATACAAAAACATCCCTAGTATTAAGGTTGTGAGTAATAGTAAAACTACTAGAAGAACCATTTCCAATGGTTGTTGCATAGGTGGTTCCAGCTATTCCAGCAGAGGAAGAAGAAAAATAAACTATTTGATTTGAACTATTTTTATAGAACAGCCTTCCGTCAGCGTAGTTTAGTGCCAACTCTCCATAATCCAACGTATTTGGTGTAGCAGAAGCTGTATTACTACGTTTAATTTTAATAGTGTTAGCCATCTACTGCTCCAAATGCAAAATATATAATATTATATACTTAGAAAGTTCCACCGTCAATTGAAGTATTGTCAATTGTAGCTGACCATGTACCTGTTGTAATTGTTCCAACTGTAGTAATGCTAGTGGCTCCAGTGTATGTGCCACCTGCAACCGCTGCCAATGTTGAACTATAAGCTTGAACATCAGTGCCAATTGCAAGACCGAGGTTTGTTCTTGCGCTAGATGCTGAGGTTGCCCCAGTACCACCATAAGAAACGCCAACGGCTGTTCCTTGCCATGTACCAGTACCAATAGTACCTAAAGTTGTAATGCTGGATGCACCTGTGTATGTTCCACCTGCTACTGCAGCTAATGTTGAGTTGTAAGCTTGAACATCAGTTCCTATAACTAGACCCAAGTTTGTTCTAGCACCTGAAGCTGATGTAGCGCCTGTTCCACCATAAGAAACGCCTACTGCAGTACCTTGCCAAGTTCCTGTTCCAATAGTACCAACTGAAGTTAAACTAGAAGATGTCACCCCAGAACCAAGAGTTGAACCAGAAAGAACTGAAGTTCCATTTATGTAGTAAGCTTTACCTGTAGCTAAATCCATATGCTCAGAAGATGTCCAAGCATCAGTTGCATCAACCCAGTTAAAAGTCTTGTCTGTTGTGCCCTTAAGTGTAATACCGCCACCATCAGCTCCAGCGTCCGATGGAGAAGCTGTAGAACCCAATTCTAAGTTCTTATCATCTACTGTTACTGTAGTTGAGTTAACTGTTGTTGTTGTTCCGTTAACTGTTAAGTTACCTGTTACGGTTAAGTTTCTACCGACAGCTAAATCTTGAGTAACTGTAACATCATCTGGAAGACCAATAGTCACGGATCCAGTGGATCCAGACACGCTAACTTCTCCAGTAGTTCCAGTGAGACCTGTTACTCCAGAGTTTGTAATTGTAGCAGTAGAACCTTCTCCAGCGGTATGGCTGATTGAGATTCCGGTACCGGCAGAAACGTCTACCATATAGTTGCCAGTGGTATCTGTACCAAGAGCTACTGAATTAGCTGCAATTGTTGCATTTAGGGTTGCATTTCCTAAATTAGTAATAGTTACATTACCAGTAAGATCCCCACCAAGAGTAAGTGTAAAGTCTGCAACATCAAAATCTAATGTATTATCAGTATCATCATATGTTACTGATATTCCAGATTCTGTATTGGAAGATACCATTGCTCCAACAGTGTCTGCAACTGCTTCAGCGAAGTCTGTTACAGCGGTAGATGCTATTGCAATGTTTGCTGTGCCAGCTGCCGTTAAACGACCCTGTGCGTCAACTGTAAAAGTTGATACTGCTGTAGCAGAACCATAGTTACCTGCTGTTACAGCGGTGTTATCAAGATTAATTGTAACTGTATCTGTTGCTCCTGCAACGGAAGAAAGACCAGTGCCACCTGATATTGTCAATGTATCACTAAGGCTAACTGTTTGACTTGAACCGCTATCTCCAGCTACTGTAATTGAACCACTGACAGCTGACACAGAATCGTCAACATACTTTTTTGTAGCTGCGTGCAAGTTTGATGTAGGAGCACCTACTGTAACTGTTCCTGAGAATGTTTTGTCTCCAGAAATAGTTTGTGTAGTACCCTTAGTTACATATGCACCGGAACCGGCAATTGCTGGGATTGAAGTAGCGTCCCCACTACCATCTGAACCTTTACCGTAATAAAGTGTATCGTCTGCTTCATTGTAAGCTAATTCTGCGTTTTTTAAAGATGAAGGGGCTCCAGTTGCTCCTGTACCTGACCTTCTCTTAATTCTAATTACGTTGGACATTTAAAAGTTTCCTCCATCTGTGGTGTCTTTTTGTGGGGCATTAACCCATGCGGTTCCGTTATATCTCAATAAGTCACCATTGGTAACAGAACTAATAGTAACGTCAGTTAAACCATTTATTAGAGATTGTGCTGCTATTAATGTCTCTGTATTGATTATTCTATCTTTTATTGTTAAATGACTGCCTGCAGGATTTACTCCTAGAACAGTCTGTATAGCTTCAACTGCATCATTTAAATTTGCATGTTGTTCTGCATGGGGGACTACTCCAGAAGCTAATGTATCAGAAGCAGTAGGATTTATAAAATTATCTAAATGATCTGGATATTGAGTAGGCATGTTTCTCCTAAAATCTTATTGTATAGAGATTATTTTATTTTCTCCATTATCCCATATTATAGATAATGGTAGTGCTTCTGAAGATCCAGAATATGGTAAACCAACAGAAGTGTCTATATAAGCTATTAGTCTTGAAGTTGAATCTGATCCTGTATTTTGATACAAGACAAAGGCATTAAAGGCCTGTCCGTTATATACTATATTTAAAATATCGTCTGCATCTACTACTCCTAGAGTATTAGTTACATTTTGCAGTTGGTTTGTTCTTTGTGAAATGGAACTAGATTGAATATCTGATACAAACTGATGACTATTTATGTTTGGAGAATAAGAAGACTTAACAAAAAGAACCCTTATATCTGAACCAGGTATATCTAAGTCTCCATTTAAAATTGATTCTTTTGTTTTTGAATAAATAAAATTAGTCATTATATTCCAACATCTTTAGAAACTATTATTCTATATTTATAACCAGTTTCATAGTATGTTTTTCCGTCTTCATTGTAAACTGGTGTCGCATCGTTTGATGGAAAGTCCACATAGACTTCGGGTTTCCAAGCATGCATTAAAACCTGTGCGTCAACAGTTTCCCATCTCGATGGGGACTTCTGTATTTTTTTTCTTTGTGCTTTAAAATACTTATTAGATAAAAAGTTCGAAGCTGGTCTTTCATTAAAAGTTATTATTACACGACCATCGCCATATCCATTATCCAGGTAGAAATCGCCATTAACTGGGTCTATTGATTCTATGTAAAACTTAGGATTTTTAGCCAATATATGATAACTGATATCAACATCTGTTTTAATAGATTTATCTTCAATTAAAACTGGAACTAGTTCTGGAGTTTGAAATATCTCTGTATTTGGAGTAGAAGATATTTTGTATGTAAACTTTATCTTTTCAGAATCTACAACATAACCTGAAGAATCTATTAAATTAACTACATCAATATAATAATCCTGGTTATTGTCAAGAGTAGTTCTCCAATACAAAGTTAGTATTCTAGAGATTTGATTATAATCCTTTAATGTATCTATTGTAGTAAACGGAGCTGAAACTGCAGTTGGGGTAGCATTATCTGTATATACTCTAAAGTTTTCGTTTTTAAGCGAACTTATTTTTATAGTTCTGCCAAATTTAATAGAGACACTGTAAATATTAACTTGTGCCTGATCAATTAGAAATAGAGCCACTCGACATTCTCCTACTTATTATTATTTCATTATAGTAATCACTATAGACTGAATATGCGAAAGAGGGGCGGAGATTTTACTCTTCCGCCCCTCCTCCACTAGGGATTCGTAACTATAACTTCCCTAAGGATATTGCTCGTATTAGGAGATCTGGTTGAAAACCTGGACCTCGTAGTTACGTGCGAGCTTGACGTTCTTAGCAACGGTAATACCTTCACCGTCACCAAGCATTACGATGTCATAACGCTCTTTCATCTTCATCTGACGGATGTCACGACTTGGCTCATCGAACTGGTCGGTGCTCATTTCGTCCTTAACAAGGAGAGTACCAATTTCGTTGCGGTCGATCAAGAAGATGTCCGACTTAGCAGCTGCTGAATTGGTCTTAGCTGTGAAGCTAACGAAAGGAGAAACGATTACGTTCAAACCAAGTGGTGCACTTGCATTCAGTGCAGCATCAGCGTTTGCGGGACGGTAGCCCCAGCTGGTGTTGACTGCAGATGCAGCGCCACCCATGTGGAAGATAGCATCCTTAAGGAATACTGACCACATCAATGGATGGAGAATGAAATCGGTTGGTACGTGCTTTTCAGCCATAAGTACAGCAGCCATGTCAACAACGTCATCCCAACGAATTGTATCGTTGGCAGCTCCGTCGATGCCTAGACCGGTTGTGCTATCGTAATCACTGTCATCGTTGTCGAAAACAACAGTTGCAGCGTCTTTGAAGCGGCTTAGTGCAATTTGCTCTTTAAGGCGAGCCATTGCACGACCTGCTGCTCTTACGTGTAGGCCAACAATGTCCCACAAAGAGTCGGCAATAACTTCTTCAGTGAATGAAAGCTTGACACCCTTTTTGGATACCTTACCCTCAATCTGCTTTGCGAAGGCTAATGCCTGCTCTGGATACTCTTGTCCTTCTGGAATCTCAGCTGCTTGGATTGCGTTGACGGCAGGGAACTCCAAGGAGCGTCCCTTACCTAGGCGAACTACTGAAAGAAGCGGTGTGACCAACAACTGTGGCTCTGCTGCTTCTCTAAGAGTACGAGAGATTACCTTGGGGAAAAGTGCAGCAGCGTCAGCTGAAGCAAATGCTTCCTTGATAGTAACTCTGTTATCTTCATCAATGTGTCCGTCTTCGGCCAGCGCGGCTTCCCAAGCTGGGAGACCCGAGAGGAGCTCTTGGATTGTTTTGCTCATCTTAGGATTAATCCTCCTGTTAGTGTTTTCTTTTGTTGTTATTAAATTGTTAGGTTAACGCGGAATGCGCCAATTACGTTGGTAACATCCAAATTACTACGGATACCAAGCTTACCTGTGTAAGTACCTGCGCGTGTGAGCTCAAATACTGTCTTCAGTGAACCTGGATCTGAAGGAAGTTGCATGTAGGAAAGCAAGCCATCATCAAAGTTGGTTGCAAACTTTTCTACCTCTATGACCTTACCAACTTGGAGGTAAGAATAGACGTTGCTGCTTGCGAGGAACTCAGAAGCAGCTGCCTTTACTGGGCGACCCATGTGGTCGGCACGAACGACGCTACCAACGGTAACATCAGCGTTGATTCCATCAACCATTGGATACTCAACGTAGCCATGGGTAATGAAGCCAGCACCTTGTGAAGTGCCCTTGTCAAATGGACGGTAAAGGTCATATTGTGCGACACCAATTGGAATTGATCTTGCTGCTACAGCAACGGTGTCAGTTGCACCTGAAGAATATGCAGGAGTTGCGCCTGCAAGTGGATCCCAAGATGATGGAGCTGCATCGCCCCAAGTCACTGAAGAAGCTGTACCGTTTGCAGGAACAACTCTTGCGTCACCATTTGCATCAGCAACTACTGACAAAATGGTACCCTTAGGAATAACGATCTCAAAACGATCATCTTCACTGTCCTTGTACCAGGTTGGAAGACCTGGGTGTGGAAGAAGGTAAGCTGCTGGAGCAATACCCTCTGATACTACGAAACGACCAGAGCCGGTCTTAGTACCTACCTTACGAAATTTTGCTAAACTCATTTAAGTATCTCCTTAAAATTGTAGTTATTAGAGTTTACGACGGCCCATTAAAGCGTCTACAAATAATTCCTCTACGGAATTAGCTTTTGGCTTTGGAGTATCGACGATTTCTTCATCCTCTTCAAGAACATTTTCTTCTTTTTCAGAAACAACGTCATTGACTAGAACTGATTCACTAAGTGCATGAATATTCTTTTTGGCGATTGGCAGCTTAACTAGGTCACGAAGTGAATCTGCAAGTGAGCTTGCTGATCTGCTTACGTGATCTTTGATAAGTTCTTCTCTATCCTCAACTGATTCTGCACCTACTGAAATCTTGGTGTCTACAACTCTTTCCGCTAAAGTGCGATGTAGAGCTTCTTTGAGCTTCTTATTTTCTTCCTCAAGAGCCTGAACTTTTTCATTTGATACTTCGGCCTCTTGCTCAGAAGCACCCTCTACGCTAGTGAGGTCTGCCTTAGTATCATCATTTTCTTGAGTATTTTCTGAGACTTCAGAATTAACAGAATCAACGTTATTTACTTGTTCTTCTGCTTTTTCTTCGGTTTGTTCAGACTTAACAATTCTCCAAGATTCATTTGCTGGTTCTCCAGCTTCCATCTTAAGAGAAGATCTTAATTGCCATGCCCACTTCTTGGTCATATCATCACGCTCTGCCATGAAGTTAGCAATACCTTGCTCGTTTGCTTCATTTGCCACTGTGAAAGCAGAGAGAACACTTGAGTTAAGACTTGTAATCTTGTCAAGTAGCATTTGAGCCATGCCCATTGCATCTTTGCAATCACAGTCATCTTTAAAGTCTGCGTTCATAACTACTTCAGTAAGATTTCCAGGGAAAGCCTGTACCTTTCTGATATTCTCTGCTATAGAGTCAACTGAACCAATAGCATCTTCATAGATGCTTGAGAAAAGCTCATGGAATTCTGCAAAGTCTTCACCTTCAACATTCCAATGTGCTCTATGTGCTGCAAAATAAAATACTACTGTATTATTTAATACTTTTTGAAGTGCGCCTGCGACACCGCTAGCGTCTGCTTCTTCAACTTTTTCTTCTTCTACTGCTTCTTCTACTGTTTCCTCTGATGATTCTTCGGTTTCAGCTTCCTTTTCTTCGACAACCTCTTCGGTGCCGGCAGCTATGTTTGAAAGATCCTCGCTAAGCTCTTCTGCTACTGCAAGAATATCTTCATTTTCTTTAACATCGTCCATCTTGTGGGTCTCCTCAGAGTTGTTAGTTACAGAATCTTCAGTTGATAGTAATGAAGATTCATTGTTATTACCATTTTCGCTTTCTTGTAGGGCAAGAGCAGTGAGGAATGCGCCCTTAAGATGCAGATAAACTGGCTTAGATTCTTTCTTCTTCATATTCTTAAATATTGATTCATTTTCCTCAACTGAAACAATATCTTCATTATCCATATGAAGAACGAAAGCGCTACTTTTTGCTACCCAATCTTCTGAGTTAGCTATTGGAGCAGAACCCTCTTTTGCCTTAGGGCTTCTTACTCCAGACCTTTGGTCTGCAGGTTGATTTACAAATGAGTATTCCTTAAAAGATATGTCCTGCATATCGATATAGGAAAGTTTACCCTTATAGACTTGACCCCTCTTAAACTTAGCTGTTCTTGGTCTGCCTGAAGAATCTTCAGCTGCCAAATCTTCTCCGCTAATTGAACAGATAGCCTTTCCTGCACGGCCACCTACTGAGCCTGTAAGATATCTTTTATCAGCAATCTTTTGTGCTGCAACAGGATCTGTAATTGCCAACTGCAATCTTACATATGGGGAGCCATCTTCTTCCTTGTCCATTCTTGCTGCCATAACTCTACCAAGAGGTTCTGAGTTAAGATCGTGATTAAGAATAATTGGCTTTGGATAAGGCTCAACCCAAGACTGCAGTGCCTTTTCTAACTCTGCAGCTGAATAGTTATTATAGTTAGCGGTTAGTCCGTTCGTGGATTGCAGCAACCTCAATGATAAGACCGTGCTTAGAGTTAAAAGACTCAGAAAAATCAAGATCCATTGAATCGAATCTTGGAAGTTCTACTGTAAAATTTTCCACAAAATCAAATGACATTTTGTTCCCTTTGATAACTTATTCTTAGTCTATAGTAATTTGTTTTTATAACATTAAACAATTTTATATAAATATATCAGACTTTACTATAGTTTTCAAGTGTGATTAGATATCTATCATCACCATTTTTTAAATATTCTTGATACATTTCTGGACCCATGATGTGGTTTGCATAAATGTATGACGCTGAATACAAATTAAATCCTTTTAATCCAGCATTTTTTGACCATCCAAGGTCTTCGCCCTGTGAATGCACTTCATAGTCTACATTCATATAAACATCTTTAGACATCATTTTTGCTGCCATTATGATATCAGATTTAAAATAAGATCCTAAAGGATAACTTTCTTTTCTGTAAGCTTTATCACCTATTTCTGATCTCCAAGTCATAACGCTTGGAAACATCGTTCCAGTTGGAGTCATGAACATCAAAGGGCTTACAGCATCTGCTCCACTTTTTATATGGGCAGCAAGAAATTCAATCGTATTAGGATTTTCTAATAAAATATCTGAATCTAAACTAAAATAATAATCTGGTTGATGTACCCTAACTCTATCTAAAATTGAATTCCTTAAAGAGACCATATTGTGATATTTAGAAATAGTCCACTGCCTACTATTTGGTGCATGTTCAAAATGAGGAATATCTGCTCTCTCATTTATTTCAAACAAAGGAATTCTTTTATCCATACTTTTCCAAGTATGTAAAGAATTAACTGTCTCATAGTCACCTGGGGATACCTCAAATATAAAACCTATATTAGATATGTCTACAGATTGTTTAAGTAAACACTTAATCCAATGATGAAGAATCCAATTTCTTTTATAAATTGGACAACCTATAATTATCTTCATAATTACTTTTCTTCAGTGTCAACCTTTTTATCTTCAGCTTTTGCTTTTTGAACAGGTTTAACTTCTGATTTAGTTTCTTCTTGTACTTTTTGTTCAACTGGTTTTTGCTCTACTACTTTTTCTATAGGAGCTTGGGGTTCATCTTCACTAAGTGCTTCGACAATAGCATTTACCGTCTCATCTAGTTCTTCAATCTTGTTGACCATAGAAATGAGTACATCCATTAAAACTTCTAATGAGAGTCTTGTTTGACCATTGTTTACTACTGTCTCCAGTAACTCTAGTGCGTTATCTGTATCTACATAAGGTAACTTAATATCTGTTTTAAAATCAATTGTCATCGTTCACATCTTTCTGTATTTCAATCTGATCATCTTCATTAGTATACACTACATTGTTATCTTCTGCCAATAAATTTTCAATTACACTAAGCCAAGATAAGTCAGCTCTTCTAATATCAGGAGAAGTTTTTCTACCTTGCTGATTAGCTGGTCTTACGGTATTGCCTGGACCTTTTCTCTTATTTGGAAGATTAACTTGACCCTTTGTTGCTGAAACTTGCTTATCGGAATTATCTTTGTTTGGGTTTGGTTGACTTGCTGATGGGGTAAGCTTTGCCTGTGCTTTAGAAATATCTATTTGATTTTGAGCTTGAAGAGCAGGAAATAGATTTTCCATATCTACATCGGTATCCATACCAAGAAGTTGTCTAGCTTCTTCTAAGGTGATTACTGAATTTGTAAACTTTTGAATTACATGTGCTTCTTTTTTAACTTGAGTATCTACGTCAATTTCGTTAAACTTAAAGTAACAACGGTCGGACATTCCAGTTTCCATAGGATTTGTAACTGGATTGAAACCACCTTCAAACAAAAGTTCATTAAATATATGCACTCTTACTAAGTCTGCAAATAGCTTTTGAAATTGCTTGACCTTGTCATAAAGAGCGGTATCTAACCTATCTGTTACAGATCTATTTCCGCCATTCATCATCATACCAAGGTGATGAGGGGCAAGACCCAATCCTACGGCCACTCTTTCTTTAAAATGTTCAAGATATGGTGCTGCATTAAGAACGGAATCTTGTGATCCAATTACTTCTATATCGTGTCTAAATGGAAGTATTAGACCACCTTCAGCCCTAAGATTTTCTATTTCTAGAGCTGCTTTTTCTATTTCTTCTGGCTCTGCAGGTTGCTCTGCGGTTCCAATTCTGTACTTATACAGCGGGAATAATTCTCTGTGAATTAAATTCTGGATGTCTTCTTCCATTTGTCTTAATGCAACAATATCATCTAATGTTGCACTTAGATATGGGGTACCAAATGCTCGACCAGTTTTTCTGTCTATGTGAAAATGTATTACTCTTTCAGCTGGCCAAACTGGATCCCTATCAGTTGGCGCATAAGTCAAAGGGTTGGTCCTCTGCATATATTTTTTGGGTCTATTATGCTTATCTCTAAGAATCCTAACTTGTTCAGTTGGAATTAAATAATAGCCGATAATAGGTTCGCTAGCGCCTACTGGAGTAAGATTATCTGGATAGAACTCATTTAATCCACCTCTAGCTTTGACAATAAAGGCGTTTCCAAACTTAAATAATTGTTCAGAAACCTCTAAAAGAAAATCAAGAAATGGTCTTTTCATTGCCATTTCCATATAGTCTATTCTTTGATACAAATAGGAAACGGCGTCTGAATTCTCTCCAACTATTTTCCAACCTTCTTTCCAGAAGAGTTCTTTATATTTATTAATAGCCTGTCTAACGTAGGAGTCAGTATCCACCGCCTGCATAATTCTATCAAAATCGTATGGTGAAGGTTCAAAGTTGCTTCTTCCCGTATAATAATAGTTAGTACCCTGATAGCCAAGAGCTAAGGCAGCAACCTTCATAGTTGTGCCAAGCGTCTTTACTTCGTCTCCACTTATAGTTTTAGCTACAAAGTTATTTTTAGGGAAATCTTCTATATTGCGAAAAGGCAAATATCTTGATAGTGGCATTATTTACTCCATCATTAAACTATATTAAAATAGTACTTATTTGTATATATTTTTATAAGTTACGATTCTTGGTTGACGCCGGCTCTATTGAATGCGTTCTTTATAATTAAATCTTTTACAGCCTCAATCCAGAAAATTGTTTCTGCTTCGCTAAAGTCACTTCTATAGGAAAGGTTTTTTTCACTAATTTTAATTTCAACCAATAGATCTTTTGGTGCTTCTGTATTTACTGCTTCTTCCATTTTATACTTCCTTTTTTGTATCTTTTTTATTTTGAGCCTCTAGGGCAAGGGTTAAATTCATATTTAACTGTCTAATTATTGCTTCTTTGACTAAAAGATCATTAGTCAATTGTGAAATTTTTTCTTTAAAAACTTCAATTACAATATTAATATCTAAACCATTTTCCTGCATTCGAACTTCCTTTGTAAATTATTAGGAAAAACACAATTATACACTATACAGTAAAAAATTTCAATATCAGTAATAACCTATGTCAACAACGTCATTCTGTGGATACCATTCTCTTTCTAAAATTTGGATGTCCCTAATAGCAGCTCTATACCCACTCAAAAGTGTTCCTCCTGCAGTAATTCTATCCATATCCCAAATATAAAGTCTTACAAAATATTTTCTACCAGAATGTTGAGTAAGATTTGTGAAATTGTATTCGTCATATGTTCCAGTTCCGGCATATGTAGAGGTTCCCCAATATTTAAGTCCCTGTATTGTGCCTGTTCCTTGCCAAACTGTTGTTCCGCTAGCATTATTTAAACCAATATGTAATGAATAACTTTGCGCGTAACCAGATCTTATTCTTATTCTTCCTATTTCTGTATAATATTTAGCTGCATCTAGACCAGAAACACCTCCATATCCTCGACCCTCAATATATGGAAGTGTTGATGAACCACTAGAGCCTCCACTTGTATAGGAGCCAGATATCCATGCTGTAGTAGCTGTATTGTCTCCAACATTTTCTGCGATATATGTTGAATAACTAGAACTTGCTGTAATAGTACTGTCGTAACCAAAGTCAAGCCACGTATCGGTATAGTGCTGTACTTCTTCAGTTATATTAGCCGATGAGTATTCAAGCGTAGTAATAGACGTTGTTGGTCCAGCAATTTCGTCGCCGGAGTTATCAACCGAAATTAATCTAACTTTATATAAAGTATTTCTTGTTAAAGTTACAAATTCATACTCTAATGTTGTAGTGGTTGTAACTAAGTCAAAGTTATCACTTGTTTCTAAAGAATTGTCGGCGGAATCTAATAATTCAAAATAACAGTATTGGTTATTATCTTTACCATTATAAGATAAAGAACAAGATATACTTCTCGTGACATCGTCTAAACTTCCAGCACCTGCGTTTATATCTGATTGATAAACAGCATAATTGTCAACAGCCCAACCATCTCTTCCATTAGTTAAAGTTGGGGCACCTGGTGTTGGTGGTAAGGTGTATTCTTCAACAGAGTCGTCTGCGGTATTTCCACCAGTATCTTCTGCTCTAACTACAAAATTATATAAATTACCTGCAGTTAATCCAGTAAAAGTATAAGATCTTAAGGCAGAGTTCGTAGAATCAGTCCAACTAGATCCACCATTGCTAGAAAAACGCCATCTATAAAAGTCAGGAGGAACAATGTCAAAGTCCCAACTTACTGTAATAGTAGTCTGTGTTCTAGAGTCTACGGTTATGTTGTATGGCGAATCTGGTGGAATATTGTCAGTAGTCATTAATTGTATTGCTTCAGCGGTTTTACCTGCCGTATCAACCATCCTGACACCAATGTAATAAGAAGTTCCTTCATTCAATCCTATTAATGTTTTTTCTCTTAAGAATTTATTAGTATCATCATCAATCCAGGTCGAACCGTTATTTATGGTAAATTGCCATTTTACAAAATCAAATGGAACCTCATCATCATCTCCTGAAGTCCAAGTTATCGTTATTTGTCTTTCATCTGGAATATAATCTGTTATTACAGGAGTTGGTGGTATTCTGTTCCATGCTTGAGTCCATGTTGTTGTTCCAGTTTTTACATAAACAATTTCAGCTTTTGGCCAAACGTCTTCTTCTGTTTGTATAGAAAAATTAGAAGAATTATTTTCAGAAACCTGAGACCATGTAGATGCTCCAGTTTTTATCCAAATTCCTTTAGTCATATTGAATCCTAATAAGCGATCCAAATATCGCCAATTTCACCCGTTGCTGAAGGTG